CGGGCGGGCGGCCGGTTCCGCGGTGGAATCCGGACGGTAAACCGTCCAACGGAACTGGGCCAGGTTTTGTGCCAGAATTTTAACGCACGTTGCAAAAACAACATCGGCGTTAGGGCTGATATTAAACGCGCGCCCGTATCCTACCGGTGCCAGGTTCCGGTACCGTTTCGTCGGTGGATAGCCACGAATGTAAGCCTTGATTTTTTCAAACATTTACGCCTCCAGTTCCCGGTCCACGCTGGCAAATAAAGCAGCTAGGGCGGGTGCGACAACGTACGCCTGCGGCTTTTTATCATCTTTGCCAGTATCCGGATCCGGCTTCTTTTCGTCGTCCTTGTCGTCATCCTGTTCAGGGTTTTCCGGCTCACCTTCATCAGGTTCCGCGGTTTCATCATCGCTGCCCCCTTCCGGTTCGTCGTCCTTATTTTCTTCGTCGGCCTTTACCCTGGATTTAATGACAAGATCGTACAGGCTCCCTACGGCAGCCAGGGAACCTTCGGGGCGTTCTACCTTTTTAACGACTACGTTGTGACTTCGTCGGCTGTCATCCAAAAATCTCCGGCGTCCATGGCTGCGCTCACCTTGTCAATGTCCCGGCAATGGGTGGCCAGGATATTCCGCTGGATGGCGTCAACCCGTTTCATAGCTTCCACGGCGTTCTGTAATTCCTCTTTGTTCCCGTCTGCAACGGTCCAGCAATTGTGCAGCATGATAACGCTGTTTTCATCAACTACCACTTCGTCACAGGCCAGGGCAATGATGGCGGCAATGCTTGCAGCCATTACATGGACGTTAGCCGTTGCCTTGTGTTCGTTGTTTTGGATGGCGTTGACTATAGTTAACCCGGCGAATACGTCGCCGCCCGGGCTGTTAATGTCCAGACTGTAATCTTCCGCGGCCCCCTGGATACCGGCGACAACTTCATCCGTTGCCTGGCAATCAAAAACGGTGCCATTTAAAGTTAAATTTTCCATGCCCTCATTCCTTTCTATACAGCTGCAACTGGGTAATCATGGCCCGGGCGCGGGGGTCCATTCCGGCGCCGCCTTCGGCCCATCCGCCTTCCCGGTTGTCGTAGGCGTCTGGCATCCAGAAATCCAGCACCCAGGCGTCGGCCTTTGCCTTAAAATTTTCGTTGCTATCATAGATTGCCTGGAAATCATCCACGGCATCTTCCAGGTAGCCGTACCCGGCGACAATTTCCCGGTTTAAAATTCTGTCGTCGTCGCCCCCGACGATGTTTAAGTATTCTTTTACTTCTTCTAATGTAACCATTTACTCACCCCTTACCAGTTCCAACCAGTCGTCCACAGCTTCGTTGCCGTCAACGTCGCCCCGGTTCCAATCGATATACGGCGCAATAAATCCCGTCAGCATGGCGTCCACCGGGTCAATGCGCACGTTGCTGTCAGCTCTCAAGCTGATTTTTTCCAGACTGTAATAGCCCGTCGGATTCTTGACCATGACGGCGTTCATTATGGCCTTTTCTAAAATATCTTCGTTCCCGGCACTGTAAATAATCGACTTGTCTTTCCAAAGTCCGGACAGGATTTCGATGTATTGACTCAATGCCTTGGGGCTTTGGTTCTGTAAGATGAATGTATCGCACATTTCGGCCAGCTGCTCCTGGATACCGGCGATCCCGTAGGGGTCCGCGGCAATGGTCACATAATGCAGCCCGTATTTTTCCATGGTCGCCCGGATAAATTCCAGGACCTGCCCGGCGTCAATATTTTCACCGCCCCCGCCGGTGCAGAGGTACAGCTCTTTGTCCACGTAATCCCGGTACGGAAATTTATCGGCGTCAACGTGCATCTGTAATTTATTTTTGGGCATCCACGAAACGACATGGCAAAACATCCGCTCGTTACCTTTTTTCTTGCGGGCCTTTAGAATTTTCCCGTCCTGTTCCTTAACGATGGTTCCGAACCAAACGGAGGTTAAATCCAGGGTGTGGGACAGGTCAATGCCCAGGTACCAATCTTTGTAACCTTTGCCAACAATATCAGCAAAACTAACAGGCGCGCCGCACGCTTTCATCTGTTCAAACGTGCACAGCCCGCGATCCTCCGCGGAATACCAGACGTTACATTGCTTTGTCGCAAAAGATTGCAGCTCAAACCCTTTAACTTCGTTCGCCGCCCGGGCCTTTGCCGTGTAGGATTTTTCAATGTAATCCTTGACGGTGTACCCGTCCTGCTGGAATAACAGCACCGGGTTTGCTTTCCCCCACACCTTAATGGAAGAAAAGTCTTTCTTTGCTATGTCCTCTTTATCCGGTTCGCACAAAAACAGAAAATTTTCGTCCGGAAGCGTGCCCTCTAGCAAATTTTTCTCCAGGCTTAACCATTTTTTGTGGTTTGTCCCGCCGATTTCAAACTGGGCCGTGCTCATCGTCACTAGCAATTTATCTTTATAGTGTCCTTGCCCGTCCTGGATGGTCTTTGTAATGATTTCGTCGCACAACATTTCTTCGTCAATGACCGCCACCCGGTTTGTAAATCCATCCAGGGATTTCTTCGCGCCGCTCCCGGTCCGGAACATCTCTAGTTTGTTGTTCGTAATCCGGCTTTTGGCCCAGCAGGCGGTCCGGTTCACGTTAGTGTATGTTTCCGCCAGGTACGGGTCGTTATCAATAAATTTTACAAACTCATCAAAACAGATTTCTGCGTTTTGCCCCTTGCAGCTGGCCAGGATAATGTTTTCGTTCCGGTATTTGCTCATTGTCATGAGATAATGCAGCACGCCGGACAATAGAAACGATTTTCCGTTACGCCGGGCAACGTAAATATTTGCCGTGTTTACCAGGTACCCGCCGTCCGGGCGGCGCAAACCGAAAATTCCGCACATGATAAATTTCTGCGCCGGGTATAATTCCAGGTGCTTTGCCTTGCCGTCCTGGTCCACGTAAATAAGCAGATTCAGAAATTTAAACATGGTTTCCATTTCGTCAGCGGCAAAACGGTATTTCTTTGCAAGGTCCAGAAAACGGGTGAAGCATAGCAGTTCCGCCCGCCCTAGTAATCCTTTTTTATCCCGTTCGATTAACGCCCGGTAATAGTCGCCTATGTAATTTTTCAGTTCCGTGGGGACCGTTACGGCCCGCAGTTCCTGTTCATACATTCATCAACCACCACCAAAACGTTTTCTAAATTCCATAATGCCAGCCTGGATTCTTTCCAGTGCTGCTTCCTTGTCCTTCTTGTACATGGCGTGGATTTCCGCGTGGCTCTCAATGCTCACAGTAATGAGATTGTCCAGGCGGTAGGCCAGTTCCGGTGCTTCGTCCCGCTCTATGATGTGATGGACCACCGGCCGCGCGGGGCGGGAGTAAACCCCAATGCCTAACATCCAAACATCGTAGCCCATGTATTTAATGAGTACATTTTTTCGGCATTTCTCCCATTTCCGGCTGCCGTACATTTTCCGCGCTTCGTTTTCCTGCATCCGCTTGTTTTGATATTTCCGCGTACAGGTCGGGCAGCGTTTTCCTTCGTAAAGCTGATGGCACGTTGGGCAGCGTTTTTTAATCGCTCCCATTTTTTCTAGCATCCTCTAGCAATTCGAAATATGGGTTTTTATCGGCTTTCAGTTCTTCTTTGATGGAGTCAAATTTCAAGGTCTTGTACAATGCAATGGCGATTTTATTAAATTCTTTGTACAGCCCGATCAACGTTGCCAGCTCGTCTGGTTCCTTGACGCCCAGCCCGTCCTGGATCTCCTTTGATACTTCGTTGCTCATGATCGTAAAGCGGCAATATTGCAAGATCAGGTCCTTGTTTACGTCATTGATACTGTCGCATTTATTCTTTAGACTGTATATAAATTGATAAAGATTATTAATTTCCCTTGTTCTGCTTGCTTTTGCCATTTCTGTTAACCACCTTGAAAAAAATGGAAACCTACCGCCGAATGCGCTTTTGATAGTCCTATTTTTTGAACCATACCCCCCCATTAAAACAAAAAGCGCCGCAGTTTCTAGCTACAGCGCTCTTGTAAGGGGGAGACAATTAAAAGGAAGTGCCAGGTGTGTGGGACGGGAGAAGGCCGCCGTGTCTTCTCCCGCGTCCCCATTTCTGACAGCTTAATCATATCAAATTTTAATAGTGGCTTTTTATGGCGTGTTTTCGTTGCAGATTTTTTCGAACTCCTTGATAGCCTTTTCGTGAAGTCGAAACAGCCACCGCTGATCATAGTTCATAGCCCTTGAGACGTCTTCCCACCTCTTGCAATTAATATAGCGTTCGATCAATAGATCCTTGTGTTCCTGTTTGGTCATCCTCGCTATGAGTGCTTGTACCTGGGCACGTTTATTTACTAACCTGACCCACTCATTGCAGATTTCAAGCTTCTTCCTTTCCAAGGCGTCAATTCCATCAGCAACATCGCGTGAAACTCCGCCACTCACATGGATTCCGTCATATACAATGGCACGAATGCCATCAAGCATGGACCGTTGCTCCCTTAGTTCGTCCTTTAGGACATTGAGATGCTGTCTTGCGTGCTTAACTTCTTCCAGCAGCGCTCTGCCCGTCATCTCCTGCTTCATCCCCTTCCAAGACTTTTCGTTGCTTATCCATAAGCCTATCCACCAACCGTTTCAGGCGTTTTCCCCCAAATCCAAACTCGTCATGCAGGATATCCTTGCAATCGTCAACCCCCAGGTTGTAAACCGTCATGGAATAGGTCATAATCCATTTCCTGAAAATAGGAACGGGCATCCTCATGATTTCCTTGATTTCCTGCCTTGATAAGGGATGGCTCCTTCTTGTCATTGGCTCCATGCTACACCTCCAACGATTATTTTTCTATTCTCTTCATAGCAGTCATGGCTTTGATGCGTGAATCGTACCACTTCTTCACGTCTTGAGGATTGAAAACGCTGTCAGTCCCCTTAGCGATACCCCAAAGGCCGTCCTTGACCTTGCGGTAAAGAATATGTTCACTACCCACTCTGTAACAATAAATCAATGGTTCAAGCATCCTCTTCACCACCATTCTGTTCCAGATGGTCCGCGGCCATGTTCGCATACTCAGCAACCTTGCGCAGGTCTTCCACGTTGTTTTTCATGGGATAACGGTAAAGGTACTTGAGGATATTTGCCTCGCAAACCGCAAGGAAGGAATCTTTTTGCTTTTTTACAAATTTCTTGATTAAGTCAATGCCTTCAAACCCTCTCCATGAATAATGAGGGGGGTGGTGGACAGGATCATAGCCCTTCCCCTCATCTCGCTGGAGCAGTTCCCAGTCACAAGGAATATCATCCGAAATCCTGCATCCTCTTCCAGGCTCATGCAAATAAAACATGCAGCCCTTGCAGTCATTCTCTTGCTCTTCACAGTAGTTCTTTAAGATCCTCGTTGCTTCAAAAAAGTTCATTGTTCTTCCTCCATATTTCCAGCCCAGTCATTCGGGAAATGGCGTACCAGTCCACAGCCTTTGTCTTTCTTGTGGAAAATGCATTTGGTGCAGGTCCCGGCTTCTGCTTCCTGGCAATGCTTGCTGATAAGCATCATGGCATCAAACAGGTCTTTGTCATTTGTCATTTTGTACCCTAAAGACTCTGTGAAAACGATCAGTTGCATGATGGCTGATTCGCATGCAGGGATGATTTCTTTTTCTATCTTTTTAATAGCACTAGACATATAGGTCAACCCTAAATCAATCTGATTTTTTCTCATTTCTCCCCGCCTCCCATTCCCTGTAAAGTTTGAACCAATCCTCGGCGTCCATCGTAACTTTCCAGCCCGTGTTATTCTTGCGGTGGAATACCGTCGGCAGGTTTCCTGTCGTCTTTGCCGCGTCTCTCCGTGCCTGGTCAAGGGCGTCATCAATGTTGAGGTGCTCCACACGCTTGACCTCGATGTGGATTCCCGGGAGTCCCACAACGTCGGCAGTGCCATCCTCATTATTTCCACAGAATTGTGCCGACCGTCGAGCCTCATAACCTTCCTCTCTGCAGAGTCTAGCCACTTCAAGCTCGCCCTTTGCGCCTTTTCTTTTACTGTTAGTCATTGCTTCACTTCCATTTCCTAGTTTTACACTTCTGTTTTGACTTTTAAACTTTTGAAATTCAATTCAGAACCACTGTCCATATGTCTGGAGAAGTAGGGAGAGGGGAAATGTGTGTGGGAAACGTAGTCCCACACATTTACCCCCTACTTCCTGACATATGCAGTAGGGAAATAAGGAAACACTATATATATAACTGTGTTTCCCTTCCCGATTCTTTACTAAGGTAAATTAATAAATCATACTTCTGTGTTCTTTCTTCTTTCTACCACCCCATTTTTGATTAAGAATCCTCCGTTATTTTCTATATATTTCCTTGTAGTCTTCTCTGTCTTAGAAAAATACCTTGCCATGTCAGACAACTTTGCTTTCCCTGCCTCGTTCGCATACGCTTCAAAAGCGATTTCCACGCTGTCGACATTCTTGGCAGCTTCTTCCTTCTTCGCCTTGTTCGACTGTTCCCTACCCTTCTGGTAAACATCAGCCAGGCTGCCCTCTTCCATGGCATCCTTGAGCATGTCCGTGTCGTCAGCTACATGGACGGGATAACGGAAAAAGACGTTGACCGGAGGGAAGGAAGGGAACTCTCTCAAGGTCCCAGTAATGCGCCAGGCCGTTGCAATATCGTCCGGGTCCTGGTCCTTGACCTTGAGCTGGATCATGTCCAGCATAGCGTCCGGAGCCCGGGCAAAGACGCCGGACCCGCTGGCGCGGTCCATGGACTTCTTGAGGCCTTGCCCGCCCTTGCTGTGATGGTGGCAGTAAATGACAGCGCAGCCAAGCTCAGTGCAGATTTTGTCGAATTGGTTGCAGAAATGAGCCATCTGGTCGGCGCTGTTTTCGTCGCCCGTTATGACTTTGTAGATAGGGTCAATGATGATGGCCATGTAATCTGATTCCTGCGCCCTGGCAATGATTTTCGGTGCCAGTTTATCCATAGGGACCGACTTGCCACGAAGGTTCCAGATTTCTACGTTGTAGTCTGCATCGTGCCCGATGCCCAGGGCCTTCCCAACCACGTCAAAGCGGTCAAAGCAGGATGGCTCATCAATTTCAAGATTGACGTAAAGAACCTTGCCACGCTCGCAAGGAAAATGGCCTAGCCATGTCGTTCCTGATGCGATGGCCATGGCAAGTTCAATGAGCGCAAAGCTCTTTCCAGCCTTAGATGGTCCTGCAATGAGCATCTTATGTCCTTGTCGCAATACGCCGTGGATGAGTTCGTCGGCTTTGGGCGGCAGCCCCTTGTCCTTTGCCATTCCAAGATTCTTGATGACGGGCATGTCGTCATTGGTGTTCTCGATCCATTCCCGCCACTCGTCCCAGGATTCCTTTCCAAGGTTTGTGCCAATAAGGAACTGTTTCTTGCCGCCTCGTTTGACGCCAGGAAGCCGGGAAAGCCTAGAGGGATTCTTATTGGCCGTGTCGATGGTAAGCCCATTCTTTTCGCAGATCTTATATAAAAATTCGACACGCTGCCGATATTCTTCCGCATTGGCTGCATCAATCTTAACAATAGCGTGAATGCTTTTTGCGCCGCTGTAGGTCA